AATTTTTAATCATTAGATAAAATAGCTTTAGCAAATTTTTAATCATTAGATAAAATAGCTTTAGCAAATTTTTAATCATTAGATAAAATAGCTTTAGCAAATTTTTAATCATTAGATAAATAGCTTAGCAAATTGCTTTGCGATTCGATACAACTTAAAAAATTGATTTTTTTCATATTCATGATATATTCATGATATATTCATCAATATTATAAATATGACACAAGTTCTGATATTCATATCTAAAAGACAAGATCGTGTAATTATCTTGCCTTTTACATCTATAGAGAAATTTGTAGATGAGATTAATAATGAGATCTTGGGAGAAAACAAAATAGGAGTGTTGGAATTGAATAATGATTTCCCGATAAAGCTGAATCATAATCTCAATATTTTGAAGATCCTTAAATTTTCAAATGTGCCCGAAAACAGACATGTAAGTGAAATTGCTGCGGCAATTTATTATGCAGCAGCCATTAACCATATCGTAGATGGTGTTGAGATTATTAGTAGGCATTGTATTCTTGATTTGTTTACGAATCCAAAGGAGATTATAGATCCTTCAGTTTTTAGTTGGAACTTAGCAGATACTATAGAACGATTTGTACGCATTCTACCAATTTCTATATCTTTCGATTTTTTTGACGAAGAGAAAGGAATTGTCTTGATAAAATGAAGCACAAGTCCAATGAAAGGTCTCTAATTCATAAGGGAGAAGTTGTGCTAAAGTATAGCTAAGACCTTAATAACATAACCGGACTCGCTGCGCGAGGCCAATAGAGCAGGGTCTCTTTAGTTTCAAAAGGGCTTACAGCTTTAGCGATGATTCACTAAAGCACTTAAACACATAACCGGACTCGCGCAGCGAGTCCAATAGAGCAGGGTTCAAAAGGGCAGCGATCTGCCCTTTCTTTATTCGGGTAAATATGTAAAAAAGTCATCTGGTAGATTAGCTCTAGTTTTTTCAAAACGCAATCCAATGTTCGTACCAGCATTATGACTTATTTTCCCTTTTTGATAATCACTATAAGTATTTAATACATGATTTAAGGTCATTTTGTTAATACCCTGTTCGGATACAGCTAATTCATAAATATTTTTATAATCCTCTTTAAATTCAGCAAACTTTGATTCCATTAAATCTTTATATTTCTTCTCTATTGATCTTTTCTCTTCAGCAATTACCGAATTTCTATGACTAAGCTCGTTCTTCTCCTCTTCAGAACTATAATTTTCATCGCGTATTAGTTTATAAACATGCATCATTACGTCTGTTAACTCTTGAATCTTTTTAAGATATGTAGCAGCAGGCTCTCTCTTCTTAAATCTATCCACATCATCAACATATTTTATAATTTTTTGTTTATTAAATGTTGGATCAGGACCATATATCGGCTGTGCTAATTGCTCCATCGGCTCCATTTCATCAACTCCTGCTCCTGCTCCTTGCATTCCCTCTGGTAAACTATCTGCAAATCCTATAGATGCACTCATATCATTATCAGTCTTTAATTCTTTTCTTTTAGGAGGGATTGCACTATTGCTGATTTTTCCATTTTTCTTGACCATTTATAAGAGTTTTATAATAATTTTTTTTATATTGTATAATATTCTTACTATATATCTGAAAGATAATGTATAAATATGAACGCATAAATAATCTTTAGATTTTATACTGACAAAAAAGGTATATTTCTAGAATTTAAGAATTCAATATCGGCATCAATATCTTTATTGGCATTATCATAAATAAATTCAATGTTATTAAATTTAATGTTATCTATATATGTTTGTAATCCGTGTAACCAAATCTCATTATTTGAAAAATCTTTTTCTCTTACAAATTGTTTTAGGTCACTATCTTTTATAACGTGGGGATAGATGATTGAAAGATCGTATTTTATTAATGGTATATTTAATTTTGTTGATAGCCATTCTACGAATTGTAGATTAATTTCATTATCTGTTGTACCACAATGAATTAAACATAATCTTACTAATACATTCTCAATCATTCGCAACTTAACAACCTTTTCAATATCTTTAGCAGAAATTTTATTTATAACTGGTATTAATACCCGTCTAATCTTCGTCTTATTCTTATTGTTATTCTTATTTTTGTTTTTATTTCTGTCTTTATCTTTGTCTTTATCCTTATCTGAATTGTAGAATACCATTGGTTTGTTAATTTTGAATGTAGACTTGTGGTGCAGAGAAGGAATTAATTGTTGTTTAAGCCAAATTGTTTCAGCATTGTTACGCTCTTCTAAAAGTGTGAGTGTTTCCATTTCAATTTCGACTCCATCAACACTTTTAATTAGGAAATTTTCGGGACTCCATCGATCGTCTGGAAAATATAATTCATATGGTATTTTTTGAATGATAGTTGGAACTAGATTATCGTCTTTAAATTTATTATATGCCTTTAGCAATAATGTATAATCTGCATATTTGCAGACTAAGTCTATATTAATTTTATCGATATCTAAATCTTGATTTTCTAAGTATTTATTTAATTTAAGATTAAATAGTTTTCGTGCAATGATATTATATGATAAACTATTTTTTTCTTTATCATTATCACACAATGATTTAAAATATGGATCCATAGCCTTTTAAAAAAGCCTAGGGAAAATATTCTTAGCCTTTTAAAAAAGCCTACCTTTTAAAAAAGCTTAGGGAAAATTCTATATTATTTTTGTTTTATATACAAACAAAAATAAATCAATTTATTTTAAGATTCAGGGGAAAAAATGATACGGCATTTCTTAGATAGAATTTTTCCTTTATCCCAGAAAGTATGAATAATATGGCTTTAATTCTTACAGAATGTCAGAAAAAAGCACTTGCACATATTTTGGAGTTTCTTTACGGAAAAACACAAAAGAGTCAGTTTATGCTATTAGAAGGTAAGGCTGGGACAGGTAAGACGACATTAATGAAGATGGTAGTTCAACATAATAATAGATTAGGTACATCAAGACTACGAGTCTTAGCAGCAGCGATGACACATAAGGCACGCAAAGTGATTGAAAAGGCTTTAAATGAGGGTAATTTAATAACTATTCCATCGAAGACTATAGCTGGTCTGTTAAAAAAGCAGCGTATGAATTCTTATCTTGGTCATAAAAAATATGGAGGTGGAGGGAATAGTATGGCAGATTTCGACCTTATAATTATCGATGAAGCTAGTATGATTAATGATACCGATCTGGAAAAGATAGTTGAGGCAGCTCGTTTACATAAGACGAAACTGTTATTTATTGCTGATTCTGCGCAAATACCACATCCTACACAAAAACTAATAAGGTTAGCTCCAGATCTTCTTGTTAAAGCTGATTCAGCGGTATTTAAGTTGAAGAATCGTATAAGTTTACAAGAGATTGTAAGACAGAAATTTGGTAATCCTGTATTAGATGTAGCATTGCATATAAGAGAGAATTTATTCTGTGAGGATCCATACGGTCCATATAATCATGTTGATATTCTTAAAGTAAATGAAGAAGCTGTTTGTTGTTCCGACAAAATTGGTAAATGTTTATCTGTTCACGATAAAATAACTGGTAAATGTTTATCTGTTCACGATAAAATAACTGGTAAATGTTTATCTGTTCACGATAAAATAACTGGTGTACAGTTTGTTACGAGTGAAAAGTTTGAGAGTTTAATCGTAGATGAGATGGAAAAATGGAATAGAAATGAATGGGAGGATCCATTCGAAGTTAGAATCCTGAGTTATACTAATGAATCTGTTCGAACCTATAATAAATTAGCTAGGAATGCTAGACATAAGAACAGTAACAGTAATAGTAACAGTAACAGTAACAGTTTACAAATATTAGATCCTTTAATTAAGGGAGATTTATTGATGGGTTATGAGACAGTTGGATTTCCTATACCATATATTGAGAATGGACAAGATTATCTTGTTGAGAATGTGCAGAGAGTAGAGAATCATCCTGTAATAATGAGTGATATAGTTACAGGAGTACAAAAAGTCTTGGCTAAGGGATATTTAGTGACGATGGGAGAAACAATGCAACATTGTATGAATGCAAATCCAATAACGATAAAGACGCATTTTTTCCCTGATATTAATGATAATGCTCAAATCTTACATGAACTTAAAAGGCGAGCAGATGTAGTTAATCAACCAAATTCATCATCTAAAGCTTTTAAACACTATCGAGAATTAAAGGATCAGTTAATCTTTATGGAGAGTTTGTATGAATTTAAGGGAAAGATATATTCGGAATCACACTTTTTTAGAGAACATCCCTTATTAACCACTAATGTAACAGAATTAATTAAGGAAGAGATCATACCAAATACGAATACTGTTAAAGATAATATCAATGATAAACCGAAGATTATACGTAGTTTGCGAAAGAATTTCTTATATGATCAGATAAAAGCTCTTTATCCGAATCTTGTCGAAGATCGATTAAACTCTACACATATGTTGGGAGATAGTGAAGAGTTAGGAGATAGATTCTTATTCATAGATAAAGATCTTGACTATGGTTATTCGATAACTACACATAAATCTCAAGCATCAACATACAAGCGTGTCTATATAAATGATGCTGATATAGCAAAGATTAAAGATAGGTGGAGTTATGATTATAATGATTGGTATCGTGGATCTAAAGAGAGGAATCAGTTAAAATATGTGGCTTTAACAAGAGCAAGACATCTTGTTACGATTCTCAGTGTATTGAAAGATAAAGAGGAGGCAAAAGAAGAGAGAAAAGGAGGAGAAGGAGAAGAGTGTGATGAAAAGACAGATAATAAAGGTTTTTTCGATAATAGTGAATTTGATGATTGATAAACTAAAAGGATGATACTGCAGCATAAATAAAAGAATTTAGTGTTTATGTTTTATTTGTTAATAATAAATATGATAATTAGTATAGATGTCGAATTTAATTTTAACTGAGAAAGTGAAAAAGATACCACAGTGTCAATGGAACCAACAAACAAAATATTTGGTCTTAGTTGGGTATTATGATTATGATGTTTCATGGGTGCAAAATCTGAAATTGCCATATATTATTTATTTTAAGGACATGCCAGATATGGAGCCTTATACAGCAAAAAATAAGGCAAAGGGTGAGACGAATTTATTGAAATTTATAGTAGATAATTATGATAGATTACCTGAGAATATTATAAATGTGCATCAGTATGAGTATAAATGGTATCATAAGGGTAGTCTGGTATCAATATTGAATAGAGTTAATAAATTGGAGAATGATTTTAAGAAGAAAGGGTTTCTATCTATTAATAACAGACAGATGGCTATCTTAACGAGTCTCAGCACGACAGGTGATACAATGAGATTATCAGGTTGGTGGAAAGCAACAATGGAACCATACTTTGGTGA